ATTACTTAAGACTTTTTCAGAAGACGCAACAAGTTCACGAAGGATCAGAGTTTTATTGTCATCTCCTGTAATTTTATTCATACCTTCTAGTATGAGCTTTTCTGCTATCACAATTGCAGTGGTTGTTCCGTCACCTGCATTAGCTGCTGTTTTACTTGCCGCCTCTCTTACCATTCTTACTGCTAAATTCTCCACAGAATCCATCAGAGTAATCGACTTCGCTACAGTAACCCCATCTTTCGTGACCGTTATACCGTGTGTGTGTTCTTGTGACTCTATTAATACTGTGTGACCTAGTGGTCCTAGTGTACTTTTGACAGCTTTAGCAATTTTTTTTATACCGTTTGCTAATTTGTTTCTCCCCTTTTCATCGAAGTGAAGTTTTTTCGGGTTGATGTTATTCATTTAATTCAATTTTCTCAAATATATAAATTTTTATTTTATAATCGTGTGTCAATATGTCAATTTTCGTGGTTAATTTATTATATATATATATATTTATCCTAGTGTGTGTAAAATATTTCTAAAATATCTCTTTAAAATCGACATTTTCGACACTAATACTGAAAATCAATAGATTAAATATAAAATATCGACACTTTTTCGACACTATTTGTGTCGATTATTGACATATATAGATAAAAAAAAGAGATTACCTTAGATAATCTCTCTTTCATCAAATCAAAAATAAACTAATAAACTAAATCATTTTACTTGCTTGAATTGCTGCAGTAATCATGTCTATCTTCTTCATATCCTCTCTTGATTTTTTCATCATTGCAGCTTTTGCGATTCCATTTATAGAATCAGGTCTACCATTTATAAGTTGACCGTCTTTAATATATAAACCATCAACAAAATTGTCCTGTTGTGGCATTTCCATTTTCATCATATTACTAATATTTAATTACTACACTTATTAATCCTAGGTAGATTGTAATTTCACTCCAATCATGATCTTCATCTCTACCATAGTAAGCCCATCCTAATGCAAATCCTATTCTGATTCTATTATGTATTTCAATTTCTGGACTCATACACAAAGGTACAATTTTTTTTGAGACGCTTAGGGGCTTGAGATAACACACGCGCACACGACCGCACCGTCGCGCACCAAAACCGATTTTTTTTTGACCCCCCCGTCCCGCATTTTTTGGGACTAGCGCAAAATTTTTGAGCTTTTGTAGACGCTCAAATCTAGTGACCCCGTCAACCCCAATTTGTCACGCGTGACACTTTTTAAATTTGGGGATAAAGGGACTTCCCCCATAACCCCCCAAACAAAGTTGACCCCCCTTAATATTTTTAGAGACAAAAAAGTTTTTAATCATCTGGAAACCAGATTGTTAACTAGCGATAAACAGATCTACAAAAAGAGTTGATTAAAGTTGATTAATTTTCTACTAGATTTTTACGAAATTTTTACTAACTTGAAGTATAATTTTAAAAATAATAATATGAAAAAAGTAATAAATAAACCAATGAATTTTGATACTCGCGAATGCGATTTGCGTATCTCAAACGAAGAGAGATTATTCCTAGATATATGCAAAAATTTCAACGATAGGGTTAACTTTCAAACCCCCGAAAATTTGGGGCGCTTGAATTTAATCGTTCACTTTTTATTGAAAGATTACGGCTTGCAAAAATATGTTAATATTGATAATGTTGATTTGTCTCATATAAGTTGGCTATTAACCGACTTAACGGATAATAAAATTGCAAAGAATATATTTTCGTAAAGGTCGAAACGCGTGGGGATTTTCCCCCGTGTCCGCCAATTATGTTGGCGCTGATGAGACCGCAATATCTTATTAGAAGTTTAATTTTAAACAAATTAATATGATTAATTTAAACGCGTCCGAATTATCGATAATCGATAACAATGACGCTATAAAAAGCGCGCTGAAAATAGATGAGTTTACAGCTCTAAAAAATGAAGCGCGCGAAAATAAATTTCAAGCGCTCGAAATACAAAAGCAAAAAGGTATTTTGATAATTGAGATTTTAGAGCAAAGCGAAAATAACGAACTAGTTAAAAGCGCTTTTGCTAACGCGGGGTTAACCGCGTGGAAAATTGAAGATATTGCCCGTGTATTTTTGGGCAATTCTGTAACGCGTGCTTATCGTTTCAAAAAATGTGCAGAACATTTAACGGGGCGTAGAGCAAACGGATATTTAACAGCGTTTAAAAAAGCTGTTGAGTACGCTGATTTCAATGAGCGAAAAACGAAAGTTGATTGCGATACTTTCAACAAATTAGTTAAGAATATCACGAAAGTTGAAACCGACTTGGGCAGGAGTTTTTCTAGCTTATCGGCAACAGCGAAAGAAGATATTTACAAAACTATAAGCGCTGAAAATTTGTCGCAAGTTACCCCCGAAAATATCCAAGATGAAGTTGCTAACGCGTCCACTTTGATTGAGGGTAATTTTACAATTAGGGGCGAAAGAGTATCGTTTCAATATAGCGCGGGCGGGGGCTTGCAAACCAATTCCCCCGAAAGCTTGCGAAGATTATCAAATATAATCGTAGAGCATATATCTAACTTAATTCCGCAAGAAAATGAGTAGAAACACAATTCATTTCGCACCTACGGGCGACCGAACGCGTGCGCGCCAGTATGGGTATCACGGGGGGGCAAACCCCCGTGATTTATCACTCGTAACGCGTGCCGATTTCAAAGGCGTTAAGTCGCGATATTTTAGAGATGTTGACGCGGGCAAAAAATATGTTCGTTCAAACTTTACGATAGGATTTGAAGTTGAAAAAACTGATATAGATTCTAGCGCGCGCAAAGAATATGCGCTGTTTAAAGGTTATGAGTCCGATAGTTCATTGTCGCACGGGGGCAATAGCGGGGAAGCTATCACAAATATTCTACCGCTAGTCCCTATGGGCTATCTTCGTAATAAGGTTATGAATATGATAGTTAACGCGTCACCCGTGTTGGATAGTCCCTATGATATATCTTGCGGGGGTCATATAACACTACGCGCTGAAGGGTTGGATTCAAAACAGCTTCGCGCAAGAATGAGACCGCACGCGGGTATAATTTACGCTTTATATAAAGGTAGATTATCGCGTCCGACTTGTAACGGCAATATGTTTTTAGAGTATGGGCGCACCAATAGGGGCGTTACTACTTGCAAAGGCGGGGGACTTTTAGAGTGGCGTTTGCCGTCCGCTGTATCGTCAACGGGTTCGTTAATTAGGCGTTATGAGTTATTTTTCGAGTTGGTAGATATTGCCGTCAATAGTCCCAACGCTCGGTTCAATACGGCTATTAAAAGAGTTCGCCCAATACTCGAGCGTATGTATACGCGCGCTGATGGAAGTATCGACAGCGCCCGCGTTAATAGTATCGTTGATTATGCTATCGACTTTCAAAAGCTAATCGATACGGGCAAATGTAGTCGAAGTATAGTTGGCTTTTTGCCCGACTATGCGCGCTCAAATGACAACGATTACGCGCACCCTATGGGATTTGAATTAGTCGACTGATATAAATTCTTATCTCTTGAAAATTGCCCGCTTAATTGCGGGCTTTTTTTTACCCCTGTTTTATGTGCTTTCAATTTGTCTGATCTAAATATATTTTTTTTAGATCACAATAGCTTTTCGATCTGGTTTGCACCTGGTCTGGACCTGGTTAGATCTGATGAAGTCCAGAAAAATTCAAGTTGATAAAAACGAGAAACGAAAGAGTACGAAATAAAGATTTACGAGGAAGTATATATAATGTAGAAAAAAAGTATTAGTTTTGTAAATCAAATCAAATAAATATGTGTTTAATAATTATAAATAAAAAGGGAAAGAGATTGTCAAAGCAGACGCTTGATTCCGCTAGTAAGTTAAACCCGCACGGACTAGGGATTACTTGGCTAGATGATTATACTACGATTAAATTAAAATCGAAACAATGGGCGATACTACAAAGTAACCGCCCTTATATTGCGCACTTTAGATACGCGACAATAGGGAAGATAAACAAAGCTAACATACACCCGTTTAAGATTCCCAACACGGACGAAAGCTTATACCAAAACGGGACGATTCACGAGTTAGGCAATACCGATAAATGCGATACTCAAGCGCTTGCTGAATTGTTACCACTTGCACCCCGTAGATTATGGAAAAAAGCATTGGCAAAATATGACTGCCGATTCGTTACCATAAATACGAGAAAGAAGTTTTATCAAATCTTCAACCGCGAGAAGTGGACGAAGTTAGACGGGATTTTATTCTCTAATACTAGATTTAAAAAAGATACGCTAGTCGCTGTATATGGTACACTCAAAAAGAACGGAGGTAACCACTATTTATTAACTGCTCAAAACTTTGTAGGCAAAGGGACAACTGCTTTTAAATTTCCAATGGTATCTAGGGGGATTCCTTATGTAATAGACGAGAAAGGAAAGGGACATCATATCAAAGTCGAAGTTTACAAAGTAAACAAAGAATGTTTAGCGCGTCTTGATAGTTTAGAGGGACACCCCAACCACTACGAGAGGAGGAAGACACCAATAAAAGTAAAAGGCAAAACTTTAAATTGTTGGCTTTACTTTAACGATAAGATAAAGTTCAAAGACGAGGAGTTAACGGACGAGTTTAAGGTATCTAAAAGATATTTTCATAATTGGTACTATGATTACACATACACGCCAACTTATACGCCACCGCACCGCACGGAAATTATCCCGCAGATAGTACGAGAGACGGAAAAGTTATTCGAGGAGTGTCCAACATGCGCGGAGATGTTGGACTACGATACACACGCTAACGAGTTTTATTGTCACAACTGCTTAGAGTATTGCACGCCCTTAGAAGACGAGAACTATAATGACTTTTATTATGCAACTTAATATTAAAGAGATAATCAAATTACTTAATGAAATTGAAATTGTCGAGACGCCAACGCGTCCGACAAGAAACGCGAGCGAGCGTCCGATAATTAAACTTATCGAGAAAATAAATAACGATTTAGAGAACTTAAAAAAAATAATATAGGGCTAGTCGACTGCACGACTTTAAAGAGAACATTAAGTGTAGAGCGTGGGGGTCAATTTAGATCCCCGATTGTTAAATTTAAAAATAAAACTATGACACAAATAAAAGAAGACGAGGAGTTTTTCGAGTTAATAAACGATTTCCCCTCAAGCGATTTGGCTATCGTCCACGATTTGACGCTAGCAATTATGAAGATACGAGGAGTTTACCACCCCGACTATCGAGGATATAGAGACGAACGCTACCTTGAAAATTTCCAGGAAGCGTCTAGAACATTCAAAAAATTAAAGTTAAACATTAAATTTCCTTACAATGAGCAAAACTACACACGATCAGAAGATTAGAAAGCTTTGGACGAGGAGGGTTGAAAAAGCACTACTTGGAAAGAAGATTACAAAAATTCAATACCTACCTAACGAGGAAGCGAAACGATATGATTGGTACAAAGTACCTATCGCAATACAGCTTGATAATAAATATTGGCTTGTACCTATGGCAGATGATGAAGGTAATGACGGGGGCGCTATTTCAACAAATATCAAAGACCTTCCTGTAATACCTGTAATATATTAAGTTATGCCAAACTGGGTTTATAATTCTGTTAAAACAACAGACAAAAAGGAAACATTAAAACTTTTGCACGAGGAGAGCGAAGAACTTGAGGGGGGAATAGCAATGTTGCTTATCCCCCGTCCTGCTGACGACGAAGACTGGTACGAGTGGAATCTTTTTCAATGGGGAAACAAATGGGGCGCTTGTCGTCAATCATACTATAATGGTTTCCTTCATTTCGAGACTGCGTGGGACAAGATGAGTTATTCTTTTTTACGCACATTGGCAAAATCAGTTCCCAACTTCATTTATATATACGAGGAGGAACAGGGATGGGGAGGAGAGATTGAGTTCAGCAACGGAGAGATAATATTTGAGAAAGAGTGGGACGAACCAGACTGGGTGTGGGAGAATCCTAAACACGACGAGAACGAAGACGAATTTTATTATTTGCCTTATGATTTTGAAAGGGAAAGAGGAGTAACTTTTCCAAGCGGTTGGTACTGCTATGCAAATCTAGGAGACCAATATTACGAAACTTTAGAAGAATTTTATCACGAGGATTAAAAGTCTGCCCCCCAATAGTCAACGACGAGTCATTACTCTAGTGAGGGGGGTTTTAAAATAAGAATCAATTATGTATGAATATCAAAAAAAAGTCAAAGCAATAATTCTTATTGCTCAAACACTTAACCAGGAGGAAATAAAAAGAGTAATAAAAAAACTATCACGATTAGTAGATAAGAACTAAATTTTTTACTAATTTTATACAAATTTTATAAATGTCTTTTTGCAAAAATTGTCCACCCGATAAGAAAAAAATAGAAAGCTATAACTACTATGGAGAATATAGCGAGGAAGTTTTTTACTGCCGAGAGTGTAACAAGCGTGAAAAGATTTACTACGATAATCAAATCAAATTAAATGAAATCTATACTAACATATTTTCAGACACGAAACCGAGTCAAGCGACATAAGATTTATGTATATAAATTTATGATCAGCTTGCATAACGAATGCGAGAGGTTAAGATTAGATCAGCTTACAAGCGTTCGAGACAAAGAGGTAATCAAAAAAATTATTTTTAAGACAAACCTAGCCAGGAAGTACAAACGCAAATTAAAACTTTTAGAGTTATGAATGTAAAACATATAATGACTTTACTTGATGAAGTTTACGAGGAATGCTACAACGCTCGTACCGATAAAGACCCCAAATTAAATTGGGACTTGGATGGAATCCAGGATAAGATTGAAGAACTGCAAAACGCTATTGAAGATTTAAAGTTATGAATGAGTTTTTATATCTTTCAACACAAGCGCTTCAGAAAAAAATATCTAACACGAGGAACGCGCTTATAACTTTCCAACGAGGAAAGAACGCCTTAAGTTCATCTGATCAAGATGAGTTTATTAATAAACTTATAAACGATTTAAAATTATAATTATGGAAAAAGATTTAAAAGAATGGATTGATTTATTTTGCTCTGTACAAAATACTGATTGGGAAAATTTAGGAGAGGGCGCTGTACAAGAAATTAGAAACTTTTTAAAAGAGGATAACTATACAGACGAGCAGATAAATAATGCAATAAATAAACTATGACTAAAAAGAAACAACAACCTCCTAAATGGTTCGAGGGAATAATTTACGAGGAGGGTGCAGAAGTAACAAATCAATTCTCTGGAGAGAAGTACACCCTTAACAATTTAGAATTAAGTATATACGATTATACTATGGGATGTCAAATGATACAAAATTGGGACGGCTTACGCAGGGGATTGGATTGGTTTAGAACTAACAACGCGAAGGCGTACTTAATATTATTAGATTAGATTATGAAATATGAAATTTTTATGAAGGTGGCAAATAACATTGCACAACACCTGCAAATAAAACCGAAAAAACTTTTTGAAAAGAACCAAGCCACCGAGCTTGTAATGGGTAGGCATTTTTTATACTATATATGTTACGAACGAGGAATGAAACTTGTGGATATACAAAACTATATGGAAAAAAATAATCATCCGATTGCCCATCAAACTATATTGTATGGGTTAAAAATGATGGAACAACATCTTAACGACCCTGATCTAAAAAAAATTGTTGATAAACTATCAAAGGTAAATGTTTAACCTTGATCAAATTTTCAAGGAGGCGTCTAACGATTTTTCTACCTGCAATTTATCCGCAGAAAATTATTATGCCTTTATGTTGCTTGGAGTTAAAATCACAAAGGACGAGGAGGGTATGATCAAGATCTATGATCCAACTAAAAAAGGAGAATATTATCGAGAGTGTAGTGACCAGGACTATATGTTATATACAAATCATGGATGGAAACGAGGAGTCTATTTAGTGACACTTCAAAAGTATAAAGAGAAACTTGAGAACATAAAAAAGCAAATGGCAATAGAGTTAAATACAACTAAAAGCGCCAAAAGAATAAAATTATTTAAACAAAGTAGGGAACAAATCACAAAAAAATATTATCTTATCACCCAAAAATTAAATCAAAATGAATAAATCAAATCAAAAACTAAGCACTTTTGACACTTTATCACAGATAAATGTCAATGAATACACAGAAAAGAGAGGTCAGTTTACTTACCTATCTTGGTCGCACGCTTGGGCAGAAGTCAAAAAAAGATTTCCAAGCGCAACATATACTTATTATGTAAATCCAGAAACAAATCAACCTTATTCTTTCGAGGAAAAAGTAGGAGGGTTTTGTCATACATCAGTTACTATCGAAGGGGAAACACTACAAATGTGGTTACCTATACTTAATTATAATAATAAACCAATATTTGAACCAAACTCATTTGACATCAATAGCTGTTTAATGCGTTGCTTAACTAAAAATCTAGCAATGTTTGGACTAGGTTTTTATATATATAAGAATGAGAGTTTTCCAAGCGAGGAAGCGGACGAGAAGCCCGCACTTAAGTCAAAACCAAAGGCAAAAGCAAAGGCAAAAGCAAAGGACGAGAAAACTCCAGAGGTAACATTACTAGTTGATAATTGGGAAGAAGCTTTAAATAAATATTTAGAACATCAAAAGAATGGATTTTCAGCAGAGAAAATAATAAAATCTCTTGCTACTAAATATAAAGTTAAAGATGATAAAGAGTTAGAGCAATTTTTAGAAGATGTCAAAAAAAGAAGTTAAAATAATCGAAAGATTACGAAGCGACGAGGAGTACTACGGCGATTTAGGGCGTCAGTATATCTCAAATTCCGATATTCAAACTTTGATCGAAGATCCAGAGCAGTACGGAAATAAAATAGAGGATAACGAGAACTTTGCTAAAGGTCGCTATATGCACCAGCTTATCCTAGAACCAGCGAAAGCAAAAGATTTTCTCATAGCAGATGTTGTCCGTAGAGACGCGAAGTATAAAAAATTTTGCGAGGATAACAATGTAAGTTTCGCTTTAAAAAGAAGTGAAGCGGATGAGATTAAAGAAATTGTAGATTGGTTTATGGACGAGAACAATCCAAAAACAACCTCCATACAAGAGTGGATAACAAACTTTGACGCTCAATACGAAACGCCAATGATAAAAAAAATGCACGGCTTAAATTTTAAAGGAAAGGCAGATATAATAACTAGAGATAAAGACAACTCTCCTGTTATCATAGATGTAAAGTCATCAAGAGATGTGCGTAAATTCATACGTAATGCACCTTTTTATTATTACGATAGTCAAGCTTATATATATCAAGAACTCTTTTCTATGCCTATGATATTTGTTGTTATAGGTAAAGAGAAAAAGTACAGCGTTAGGACTAAAAAAAACTATTATGATGTGGGAGTATTTACTTGCTCTGATCAATTCATAGAAAGTGGAAAAGCAAAAGTAGAAAAAGCTGTGAGCGAATATAATAGATTACACGGCGATAATCCTACTGAAGACATAGAATCCTTAATTATTACAGGGGTTTTATAATTAATTTAATTTATATAATTATGGCAAATAAAAGCGAAGATAAAATTTTTCCAAACGGATTAATTTTTAAACAAAAAGCAGGAAGACCAGACTTTATAGTCGGTACTCTTGCAATAAATTGCAAAGATTTTACAGCAACAATGAAAGACAATCATAAAAGCGGTTGGCTTAACATTGATCTAAAAATCTCAAAGGACGGAAATCCCTATGCTGAAATAGATACATGGGAACCGACACAAGCGCCTAAAGAGTCAGAAGAACTCGATTGGGTGTAAAAATTTAATAACAATCAAATCGGGAGGTGGATTTCTTTTTTTCATATTAATTGGTTTGCCACCTCCTTTTTTTTATGGAGAATACGATAACTATATTTCAAAACATTAAAGAAACTGAAGCGCCTTTTTACAGGGAGTTAAATGTTATTTTAAAAAGAATCAAGGAGGGAACTTCAAAAGATTTAATTGCTGAAATAAGGGGCGAGGATGATAAGAATAAAAGAAACGAACTTAAAAAAAAATTACCCGCAATATGTTTCAGCGGAAAGTTTAACAAACGAAAAGACACTTCAATTATAGAGCATAGCGGTATTATTTGTTTAGACTTTGACGGCTATCCAAAGCAAAAAGATTTATTACAAGACAAAGAAAGGTTTATAAAAAATAAATATGTTCACAGCATATTTGTTTCTCCAAGCGGTAATGGTTTAAAAGTATTAGTAAGAATACCACCAGACGCCGAGAATCACAGCAAATATTTCAATGCTTTAGAAAAAGAATTTAATTCAAATTACTTTGATAGGACAACAAAAAATATAAGCAGAGTATGCTATGAGTCTTATGATCCGTTAATATATATAAATGAGAACTCCTTTGTTTGGGAAACATTAGCAGAGGAGGAGTACAAAGAAAAGAATACTTACAGAGACAAGCCCACTATAAAAATATCAGATGAAAATAAAATAGTAGACATATTAGTAAAATGGTGGCAGAAAAACTATCCAATGAATGAAGGTCAAAGAAACCACAATGTGTATGTATTAGCTATGGCATTTAATGACTATGGAATCAACAAAGGTTTAGCTGAATATGTGTGTAACCAATACTCATCATCTACCTTTACAAAAAAAGAAATTGAAACAACCATAAATTCAGCTTACAGTAACACGGTAAATTTTGGAACTAAATATTACGAGGATACTGAAACAATTAATCATATAACCCAACGATTAAAACGGGGAGAGGCAAAAAAAGTTATCCGTCGTCAATTAGAGGAGTTGGAATTGGAGACGGAGGTCATAGACTCCGTGTTAGAAAAAGCAGAGGAGGAAAGCGTAAAATTTTGGAGTAAAAGTGACAAAGGTGTAATCAAAGCTATACCTATTGTCTTTAAAAAGTTTTTAGAGGATAACGGTTTTTATAAATATTGTCCAGAGGGTAGTAAGAATTATGTTTTTGTAAAAGTAACTAACAACCTTATTGATCACACAAGCGAAAAAGAAATCAAAGATTTTGTTTTAGATAGCCTGTATCATTATGAAGATGTGTCAGTATACAATTACTTTGCAGACCAAACTAGGCTATTTAGAGAGGAATTTCTAACTCTTTTAAGCACTATTGATATATATTTTATAGCAGATACGCAAAACACTTCTTATTTATATTATAAGAATTGTGCTGTTAGAATATCTAAAGACGAGGTTACAACCATAGATTATTTAGATCTTGGGGGGTATGTATGGAAAGACCATGTGATAGATAGAATGTTTAAGGTGTGTGAAGGTAGTGGATCAGATTATAAAACTTTCATTAATAATATTTGTGGAGACGACCAAGATAGAATTGAATCATTTAAATCTACTATCGGATTTTTGATGCACGGACATAAAAATTTATCTTATTGTCCTGCTGTTATTCTTAATGACGAGGTTATATCCGACAATCCAGAGGGCGGAACAGGTAAAGGTATTTTTATGAATGCACTATCGCACATGAAAAAGCTTGTTACAATAGACGGAAAGTCATTTGCATTTGAAAAGTCTTTTGCATATCAATTAGTATCAGCCGACACCCAGATACTATGTTTTGATGATGTAAAAAAATATTTTGACTTTGAGAGATTGTTTAGTGTAGTAACTGAAGGTCTTACTCTTGAAAAGAAAAACAAGGACGCTATAAAGATACCATTCAGCAAGAGTCCAAAGATTGCAATAACCACTAATTATGCAATTCGAGGAGCGGGAAATAGTTTTGCTAGAAGAAAGTGGGAACTAGAGCTTCATCAACATTACAATAAACAAAACACCCCTTTAGACGAGTTTGGTAAACTATTTTTTGGAGATTGGGATGACAACGAGTGGTGTGAATTTGATAACTATATGATATCTTGTTTGCAAACTTACTTAAGAACAGGTTTAATTGAATCACAGTTTGTGAACCTAAAAGTTAGACAGTTGTCTGCTGAAACTTCACACGATTTCATAGAATGGTGTGGGTTATTAAAAGGTATAGAGCCGAACACCAAACTTATGCCTAACACTCGTATATATAAAAATGAATTGTATTTTGAATTTATAAACGAATACCCAGACTATGCACCAAAAGCAAAAATGACAATAAGCAGAACGCGTTTTTATAAATGGTTACATTCTTATAGTATGTATAAATATAAAGAACCTGCAGAAGAGGGGCGAGATCATACAGGTAGATGGATTATATTTAAACAAACTGAAGAAGAAAATGAAGTTCCGTTTTAGAGATTATCAAACTACAATAATAAATAGTTCAATTAAAATATTGAACATCCATAAGTTTGTTTATTTAGCTATGGAGGTTAGAACAGGTAAAACATTAACCTCACTAGGTATTTGTCAAAACATGAATGCTACATCAGTTCTTTTTGTTACAAAGAAAAAAGCTATATCATTTATTCAAAAAGATTATGATCTACTAAATCCCGCATTTGATATTGAAATAATTAATTATGAAAGCTTACATAAAGTTAGGAAGCGTTGCGACTTTTTAATTTTAGACGAAGCTCATTGCATGGGCAAACTTCAAAAACCTAGCAAGAGAAGCCAGATGGTTAAAAATTTAGTAGACACACAAAAACCTTATGTCATTTTAATGTCTGGCACTCCTACTCCAGAAAACTTTAGCCAAATATATCATCAGATCTATATGTGCCCTGGAAATCCTTTTCGAGAACACACCAGCTTTTATAAGTTTGCTCGTGAATATATTAATGTAACTGAAAAAAAATTTAACGGTTTGATTGTAAGAGATTACTCGAACGGAAAGAGAGAGATTATGGAAAAAATGAAACCATATATGATTTCCTTTTCACAAAAGCAAGCAGGCTTTAAAGTTGAAACATTTGAACAAATATTGAAGGTTCAAATGCAAGAGCAGACATACGATATAGCTAAAAGATTACGAAAAGATAGAGTTGTTGAAGGAAAGGATGAGGTAATATTAGGTGACACACCTATAAAGTTAATGACTAAGCTTCATCAAATCTATTCTGGAACAATAAAATTTGAAAGCGGTGCTACTCAAATACTAGATCTATCAAAGGCTGAGTTTATTAAAAAATTTTTTCATAATAAAAAGATTGGAATATTTTACAAATATAAAGCAGAGCTTGATGTATTGAAAAAAGTTTTTGAAGATAAATTAACTACTGATTTAGATGAGTTTAAAGAAGTAAAAACTAAATCAATTGCTTTACAAATTCAAAGTGGGCGAGAAGGTATAAGTTTAAAAGAGGCAGATTGCCTCGTTTATTACAATATAGATTATAGCGCAACAAGTTACTGGCAGTCTCGTGATCGAATGACTACAAAGTATACAAAAGAAAATAAGTTATACTGGATATTTTCTAATAACGGTATTGAGAATAAAATATACAAGGCAGTAATAAACAAACGAGATTATACCACAAGTATTTTTAAAAAGGAATTCTTAACTTTGTGATATGACCGAACAGCAAATTCAGTCAAAGAAAATCAAAGAGCTTGAAGCTGAAGGTTTTTATGTAATAAAACTTGTTCAAACAAATAAGAATGGTATACCTGATCTAGTTGCACTACATAAAGATAAAGGAGTGAAATTTTTTGAGATTAAAAGAAAGAATGGAAAGCTATCAAAGCTTCAAGAATATAGAATAAAAGAATTAAAAAGTTATGGATTTTTCGCAGAAGTATACAGGGGATGAGTTTATATATCAATTAGAAGTAGAGCTTTTGGAAGAAATCGAATCATTACCAAAAAAATATGCAGCCACAATTATTCAACAAATAGATATCGCTGCTATAAAAATATCTGATGAAGGCTTAACACTACCTTTAAACTATATGGTTGGTGTGGTCAATATAGAAAGGGCTTTGTTTTTTAAAGTCCATTTTATAACAATTAGAGAAGGCTATCCTGTTTTTTATAAGTTTGATATAACAGATAGCGACGAATATTTAGACTATTTAAATTTAATTAAATCACATGAGACGCAAAAAAAGACAATCAAGAATGAGACCTAAATACACTAGGTCTTTACAAATAATAAAAAAAATTGTAGAAAACAAATTTCAAGTAAACTTAGATGTAGTAACACGAGTTCGCTCTCACGTTTACGCAAGATATATATTTTATAGGTTGTGTAAAGATTTTACTTTTTGTTCTTTAAATCAAATAGCCGAAATGGTAAATAAAAATCACGCAACAGTTATGCACGGATTACAACAATTTGAAAATTTAAAGTTTACAAACGACAGAGAGTATTTAGATCCATATCATGAGCTTAGAGAGGAATTAACAAAAAAACTTTCTACTGCTACTTCAAAAGATCAATATTTTACAATAGATGATTTAATAGAGCAAAATATTTACTTAAACGAAAAGTGCGACAACTTAAAAAGGTTTATTAAAAATGCTTTATTAAAAGAGTATGACGATTTTTTTCATTTAGCTAAAAAAAATTATGGATACGAACCACATCACATGAAGCAAAAATATGATGTATTAAACAAAAATTTGGAAAAAATTATTTAACTTTAAATAGATTGTTTACAGTTTATGACATATACTATTGAAGATATTGAAAAGATTGCAGGATTTACATCTTGGAATAATAAAAAAAAGATAGACAAGTTATTAGAAATAGATGCGGATTTATATTGTAATTTAGGACGAACGTCTTCAAAGTCAGAGATAGAAAACGCAAAGAAACAATCAAGAAAAATATATAGAATTATAAAAACAATAGACAAATACTGGGGGGGTATGATGTTAAGAGAGCAGTAATAAGATGAAGTTATCTGTATTAGAGCGAAAGAGGATAAGCAACGTCAATCATATTATGAATGAGTTGAATGAATCGGTAGCCAATATATATGAGAACCTTATAGATCAAGAATATCAAGAATTAAATACAGACATTACTCAACTTATAACAAAGCTCAGACACATGAAAGATAACCTTCAAGATGAGTTTTAACCAAATAAGACCACGCCTCTCTGGAAATAAAAGAGCGGCATACGAAAATTTAACCAAGAAAGAAAGACGGATATTAGTGATAGGTGATCTTCACGCCCCGTTTACTTTGACTGGGTATTTAGAGTTCTGTGAAAACATTTACGCAAAATACAATTGTAATCAAACTATTTTTATCGGCGATATTATCGACAATCATTACTCTAGTTTTCACACTACTGATCCTGATGGGCTGGGTGGTGGTGATGAGCTTGAGCTTGCTATTGAGGATGTACAGAAATGGTATGCAAGTTTTCCTAAAGCAGATGTTATGATAGGAAACCACGATCGTATGATAATGCGAAGAGCTTTCGATTCACAAATACCAAAGAGATGGATTAAAAGTTATAATGATGTACTAGGTACGTATAAATGGAGATGGCTAGAAAATGTTATTTATGATGAAGTTTTATATGAGCACGGCGAAGGAAGTCAAGCTGCAATGAAGGCAAGAAATAATATGATGTCTTCAGTATGTGGTCACACTCATACCTCCGCTTATGTGCAGTGGTATGTTGGAAAAAAGTTTAGGGTATTTGGTATGCAGGTAGGTTGTGGAATTGATGCCAAAAGTTACGCTGCTGCCTATGCAAAAAATTTTAAACGACAAGCTATAGGTTGTGGGGTTGTTATAGGAGGTCACACTGCTATAAATTGTTTAATGGAATTATAAATTGGAATTAAATTTAATTGTGTCAGCAGAAAAAAAGACATTGTCTGCGTTTACCGAACTTAAAGGATTGGCGTTTAAAAAACTTGGCTATCAAGATGTTGCCTACAAGTTAGTTGATGTAAACAATATAATTAAGGGATATGCGGAAGTATATGTATTGGAAACTACAATAAGGCAAGCGTTTCCCTTAAAAATTTTAGCTAGAAAGCTTATAAAACTTATAGACAAAAGAATAAATTCTGTAATTATATGGGGCTGCTATGATGGAATATTATATATAAACCCTCAAAAAATAAAAGGTGATATAAAATGGGATAAAGAAAATGAAGATTTAATTATTACCTTTAACAATAGAAAAGATTTCAAATATGTTAAATTTTAAACACCCAAAGTTTCAGTTCATATTGGTTATAATTATTAATATAGCTTTGCTATGGTCTATCTATAGATTTATTTTCTAAGCCTTCTTCGCATCTCCCTTCGAGATCTTCGTCTTCTTCTTTGAGTAAGACGATTTCTTCTTTTAGTTTGACGACTTACACGATCAGGTAAAACAGCACTAGCTGGAGTTTCTTTTTCAAACTCTGCCGCCAGCTCGGGATTGGTAGCGTATAAATATCTTCTTTGTGCTTTACTTACAAAAGGCATTTTAATCTAATTTAGCAGGTGATTTAGCAGGTAAACGATATCTTTTAGTTTGTCTTTTAGCTTTTCTTTTAAGAAATTTTATATTTTGATTTGCAACTCTACCAAAATCATTAGGGAATCCAAATGCAAAGGTTGTTTGTAAAAGCGCGGTATATTTAGCTAATTCTAAATCTTCTTTATCTAATTTATATACTCTTTCTTTACCTTGATTATCTTTATAAGTTATCTCTCCTGTAGAAGCAATGTTTACGTATTCTTTAGTATTATTAAAAACCTCTGTTCCGATTCTAACTAAACCAAGATCATCAACAAAAGCTCTCTTGGTTTCATAAAACTGAAATGGATCTTCTCCTTCATCAATCATCTTTAATACTTTATTGAGTTGCTCAGTAACCAAAGGCGACAAAGGTGGAAGAGGCGAAAATATATCTTCAGCAATACTTGTTGCTCTTCCTTTTAAAAGGTTTTCTTTACGTTTTTTAGCTTCCTCTGGTTCAATTTCATCATCACCAATACCCTCTATCATGTCATCCGACAACCCATAATTAATTAATGCAAGTTGATACGCTAAGAAATTAAAGTAAGCTACCTCTGCACCAAATCCCACTAAAGATCTAGCTGACTCGATTCTATCTTGTTCACTTGCTTGACTACCAGGAGATAAAGCTGTTATATCGCTATACATACTAGTTTTTCTATTTAATAAAAAGTTCGCAAAAGGCATAAATAACTGAAGACCCGCTCTAACGGCTAAAGTTCTGTTAGTAAATAACTCTCCTTGTAAAGCAGGATCAGATACGTTTTGCTCTCTATCTACTTTTGCCTGCGCATAATCTCCTGCTTCATCGTTTATTTCATGTTCTCCCCAATTAAATCCAGGTTCAAAAATTTCATTATTTCCTAAAGAATTCATTCTATTCAAGTAATGAGCTAAAAAAGAAATTTGAGCAGTAGCAACATCGGAGTTTTTAAGAAAAAAATCTAAACCCATTTTACTATACTTAGACAATGGATCAATTAAAAATGTTACAACATTTCTCCCTTCTCCATCAACAGCTAATTTTTCTGCCTGTGAATCTAAACTATCTAAAACAACGGAAGAGGCAACCCCCCTATTTGTGATAGATCTCTGTGAATTGTCTATAAATTTTCGTGCACCTTTATTAGAAAAATACAATCCAACTGCCATAGCTGTATTTATAGGGCCTGCGGTTATTACAGTACTAGCAATAGGTGCAGTTTGTTTTATAAACTGACCAAATCCAGATAAAGCTCTAGCTACACCTATAGAAGCTAGTTTATCAAAAGCTTCAGCTTGTTTTTCTTCTCCAACATTTTTATAATTTATACCCCTTTGAGTTGCTACATAATTTTTTACTTTTCTATCTATAATTCTTTGCTCATTAAATGTACCCTCTGGAAATATATCTTGGTAAGATTGAGATTCAAAAAAACCTTTCATATACTGAGTTGTGTAAGCTGTTTCAATGTTTGTAATAGCTTTTCTCATAGCATTAAGCTGACCTCTGTCAAAATTTAAATTTACATATCTATTATTTCCTAATGCGTCAGGATATATACGCTGATTAGGTTTTAAAACGCCAGTTTGTTTATCATATATTTTAGCTCTATTTACATATTCTTGGCTGTCATAAACCGGTGTATCAAAATCAATTTTTTGTTGATCGGTATAAGAAGATATTAAATCAGATGTATAATTAATATCGTTTTCCAAAGATTGATTATAAATGGTTTCATTTACTTCTCTTAATTGTGGGTAAAACTCAGCCCATTTATTTGTCATCCATTCTACCGCACGTATATTTGTTGGATCAGCTTTAGCCTCAACTTCCGCTATATTGTTTGAACCTTTAAGTAATTTGTCAAATGCTTGTTGATAGAAATCAGCTTTTACAAAATTTCCTAAATTTTTTAATTGAATAATAGAAGCTTCTATTAAATCTTTTCTTCTTCTAAACTCGGTATTTTGTTCTGCTTCACTTCCATCCACTGTCCTTCTCATAAAACCCAACAGCCCTCTTTCAGTAATATTGTATGCGCTGTTAAATTTTTCCCCATTGGCCTTTACGTATTTTTTGATACCTAATTTATTTTTTTTCTTAAATTCTCTTTCATACTCTTCACCTATTTCTCTCATTATTTTTTTTCCTTTAGCTACTCCATTAATAAAATCTTGTAAACCAGAGGCTTTCATAAATTTTCTACCTAACCTTTGAGACTGAAATATTGTTTCAATAGCTAAAGGTGTGCTTGCAATACCTGCCACCCAATTACCAAAGGATTTAAAGTTTTTTATATAAGGAACTCTACCTAATATTCCTCTTAAAGATTTTGCTTTAATACCTTCGTCTTTGAAATTTTCAATACTTTTTTTTCCGTTATATCTAGCAACTACGTTACCCATGCCTCCTACATTAGAGTTTGTAGCAAAATTTATTAAAGCATCAAGAGCTTGAACAGCTTCTGCAGTGGTTTCAAATTCAGCTGGATTAATTTTCATAAAGTCTTCAACTAATCTAGCGTCTGCCTCCGATACATCCACCTCATTACCACTAAAAGAATCAACGCCTGTTTTGAGTTGATCTCCAACAATGCCTGCGTATACATCAAAAGCATTTTTTATAGCATCTTTAATTATGACCGCTTTACTTTGTAGTTTGTTGTTTATAAAAGCGTCAGATTTTTCTGATTGTTCGGATTCTCTAATAACTTCTCTTATTTCATTTAAAGATAATGTATTAGAGTCTACATCTGTTAACTCTTCAAATGCATCCTTTTCAATTTGAGATTGTCTCTCTTCTTGTTTTTTTTGTTCCTTTACAGAATAATTAATTATGTCTTTTAAATTAAATGTTGGCGCTACAACTAGTTTCCCTTTAACTATTTTAGAAGATTTAATACCATTTAAAACTTCTTTACCTTTTGTTATATAAGCTCCTAAATCATCTACTTCTTTAGGATCTATTTTAGCAAACTCTTTTGCTGCATTAGATTGGTTGACTTCAAGTTTAGGATTGTTAGCTGCTTTCTTTATACTTTTTTGCAAACCTACTGCTTCCTTTTTTTGAGCTCTTACAGCAGTAGTATCAAAAGTATTTATTATTTCACGTAAAGTTTTTTGTACACTGCTAGCTTTATTAAAATTTATTTTATCCATCTTTCTAATTAAAGCTTTAGCGTTTCTTGCAGCAAGTTGACCTGTAGGTTTTATTTTTTTTATAATATCTATAAAAGCTTTTCTTCTTAAGGAAGCGGCTTGTGTAGGGTCTACTCCTTCTAAAGTCAAAGCGTTTATCAAAGTTTCTCTTCTTTCTCTTACATTATCAGTAGTGGTGTCGTCTATAACTTTTTGATCTACTTCCACTGCTGGTTGGTCAACACCTTCTTCTTGCTGTGTCTTTTGAGCTTCTTCAATTAAAGCCTCTGCTTCCGTGACAACACCTTGACTGCTTTTACTAATTTGTTTTAACTTTTCATCAATAGCTGCAATTTCATCATATTCCTTTTGCGCAATAGCTTCATCTTTGTTGGCTATTAATTTTTTGAGTTCAGTTTTTCTTTGAACTAATTTTAAAGCTTCATTAGTTTGCTCCTCATTTAAATTTAAATTGCTAACAGCATTAAAAGTAGCTACTGAAGTTTCATAGTTTTGTAATATAGAGTCACTTTCAGCTTGAGTTATTTCTCCTCTGTTTACCTGCCCTTGTAATGTTGCTTTTAAAAATGATTCAACAGCAGGTACATTAACAATAGATTGCTGATCAATGTCTACCTCAAAACTACCTGAAGGTTTTTTAAATGCATCTATTACATCAGTGTATTTTGTTTCTGCAATTATCTTATCTAAGTTATCCTTTTCTCTTTTTTGGATTACTTTGGCAAAACCAACAGGTGCAGATCTAAGAGGCCCTCCAACAAAACCTCCTATCATAAATGTATCTAAATAGTCATAAAAAGATGCTTGGAACTTTTCTTCATCCTCTAACAACAAAGCGTCTAATACTTCTTCTGTTCCTAAAGTTAAACTTTCAGAAGCTCCTTCAAGTCCAAAACCTTTTGCAAATTCTTTAGTTGCACTTTGTAAAGCCAGTTTAGCTTGATCTTCTGGTAATCCGTTTAATGCTTTGTATATTCTTTTACCAAAGCTTCTAGTAACCAATTCAAAAGCTGCTTCTGCAACACCTGTTCCTAAAGCGTTTGATGTGGTTTTAAAATTTAAATCTCCTCCTGCTTTTTGTATTTGTCTTGATTTATCAGCAGCAGTACCCGAACCTAATGCAGCAAACCCAAAAGGGTTACTTAAAACTAAAGCAACACTAGGAACTGCGCCACCTATCTCTCCTATTAATCTTTGTAATCCTTGACCTACTCTAAATGCACCAAAGTCCTCTGCAATAGAAGTAGAATAAGTATCTAAAGTAGACTCTATTTCTTCTGCTTCTTTTAATAATCTATCGGATGCGTCTGCTAATCCAGTTGCTCTAAAGTACCTTTCTCTTTCATCTAGTGTCATTTCATTTAACATATCAGCATACTCAGCGTCAAATGTACCTCTAATTGAAGCGCCAAATTCTTGCACAAACGTAGGTATTCTTGCTATTCCCGACGCAATACGTTTAGTTGAAGCAGCAGCTTTTTTATTAAAAAGCTCTCTAGTATCATCAATTTCTCCTAAAAAACCCTCACGTCTGTAAAAGTTTTCGGGCATTTCGTTTATTTTTATAAGAGAAATATCTTCAAAACGTGTGGGCTGTACACTTCCTTCACTCCTTCTAAACTTTGATAAGAACCCCGATGAAGAACTTTCCGAAGGTAAAGCCGTAGGCTGAGGAGTGTTTTTTTTTTTGAATGTTCCGTTTGCAACATAAGAATCAAAAAGTTCACCGTACTTATCTCTAAGCTGTTCTTCAGTATACTCTCTGCCGTTAGGTGTTTCGTATATTATTTCTTCCATGCTCTAATATATTATTTAGTTTTAGGTGGTATTAACACTCCGTCCTCATTAATAAGTCCTGCATTTTGCGACATTCTTCTTAATAAGTTTTCATCTAATAATCTTGATGCATACAATTGATTTACTAAATCTATCATACCTGGGGCTGTTATACCGCTAGGTATTGTTATAGGAATAGTTTGGTTAGTAGCTCTTGAAGTTATATCTATAGTAATTTTACTATCATTCAAGAATTGACCTCTTAAATCATCATCTAATGTCTCGTCAAGTGTAAAACCTAGAGCAGCTAATCCTTTATCTAAAACTTCAAACTCTTCTGTTGCGTTTGTTGCATTATCTAAATTAAATAAACCAACTGCGTATCTAAATATTTCTTCATTTATTGCTTCTTGCTCTTGCTTGTCTGTAATTTTGCTGTCTTCAAAGAAGTTGGTGTTTCTTACTTGATTATATGCATTAGCCAACTCTTGAGCACTAATTCTTAATTTTTTTAACTCTTCATCTAATTCATCCTCAACAGGAGCTTCTGCATAACTTACAGATAATTGACTATCAAAAGCTTGACCTAGTTTTGCTTTAGCAGCCTCCACATATTTGGTGTAAAATTTTGAATCAGTAGGAATGCTTCCATCTCCATTAAGAAGCATTACTGTATCACTTTGTTCCTTTGGATTAAATGTATGAGTATAACCACTTTGTAAAAGTATTTCATATACATTTGAAGGTATTTGAGTAGCGGCGTTTAAATAATCTTCTTTTGAGCTTGAAATAGCACTTGCTACATCTTGATCATAACGCACACCTAGGGTCTCTTGTAGTTTTGGGTTACCTGCTATAGCAATACCCGACACTACAGTCCCATCTGCTAGTTGTATGTCTGAAGCATCACCTAATATTTTAACTGCGTTTTGTGTTTGTTCAATAATATCAAATGTTGAAAAAGGTCTTTGAGATAAAATTGCTAAATCGCTTGAATTAAATATTTTACCTGGGTTGTCCTCCATACTGAGAGTCCCATCATCATTTTTTGTTAAAATAAAAGTGTTATAGTTTTCATCTATAAAAGGGGTTTTATTTCTAAAATCAAAACCATCTTGTATTCTATCAAACAATATTCCATCTAACATGCCTGTCTCTCCTTTATTTAATGCGTCATAATACTTCGTTACTCTTTGATTGTATATAGTTCCCGCATCTATAAAATTAGTAATCTCTGTATTCATGGCGTTCGTATTCCTTAAATACAATTGACTATTCTGATCTTCGGCATATCTCTCTGCATTTTTTACACCTGCTTTTTTTAAAGCATCTGACATTTGAGAAAGAAAATCATTTTGCCCTTGACTTTGACCATACGGTAATTTAGCAGCTAAATCAGCTATAGTTTTATCACCTACTGAGGTAGTGGTTTCCCTCTCTTTTTCTTCTTTCTCAGCCTTAGCAAACCTGTCAGTAATTATTTTAGTTATACTGCTCCAGTCAACTGGCTTTATATCTTCATTTCTAACGTATCCGTATGACATAATTTATTCCTCTCGGTTAAATATACTCTCTGTATCCATCTTATCAAACACATCGACACCATCCAAGCTTGTATCTCTTTCTTCACCTGCAAATAAATTTGGCAAGTTAAGAATTCCTTCTGCTGTAAATGCCGCTAACCCTTCTAATCCTTGTTGTCTCGCAGCTGAAGCTAACATTCTATTTTCTGCTGCTTTTTCTTGAGCACCTTTTGCGTAATCTAAATTTATACCAGCTCTTGCGCCAGCCAACCTAGCGTCCTCTTGAGCTGTAAGTGTTTGCAAATCTTGTATTGCTTTTGATTTAGCTGCTCTTTGTTGATTACTCAGCTCTTGAAGACCTGCACCAATAGATCCAGCTGCTGCCGCTCCTCTTTGGCTACCCTCTGTGATAGCTTGGAGTTGTGTAGCTCCTATTGATTCTAAAAGTTTTGTTTGTTCTTCAAAAGGTTCTTTAGCCACAGATACCGCTTCCAAATAATTTTTACTTAACTCTTGTTCAGCTTGTTGAAATTTAAGGTTTGCGTCAGCTTCTGCTGCCCTTGCAGTTCTTTGTGCGTCTGCAGATTGTTTGAATCCAGCTACTGTTTGTATGGCCGTAGCTGCTAATGTTGCTATAGTTGCTCCCATATTATAATTTTATTAATAAGTCTGTGTTCTTTTCGTATCCTATATTGTATCCCATTTCTTTAAAACTCTTAATTAAACCTTCATTGCTAGTTACAGTATAAGCAAATTTAAAGCCTGTTTCTTGCGCTACTTTTGTTAAAGTATGCAGCAAATATTTCACTGCTTCATTTTTTAATTCTTTATCTTCATATTCTTTATTTGATATGATCCAATCTATCCAAGCAACTTTTGAATTGCTAAAATAAATAAAGCCAGCACACAAAGGTGTTTCTTCAGTCGAAACAATAAAACCGCCTGCACCGTTTTCTGGTAAAAATTCTTGAGGTGGTGCTTGCCAACCCCATTGTTCCCACCATTGTATCAGTAGTTTATAGTCTGATTCTTCTAATTTTCTTAAATTAAATTTCATTTATTCACAAAGATACTAAAATTACGGGAAGCTTTTCATAACTTCCGACTCTACAGCAAATAATTCTGTCGCCGTAGTGTTAGCATTTTCGAGTGTTATTGTCATTTCATGACCTAGCATTCCTACATCTTCAGCCTCTGTGTTTCTTAATCCTAAAATAAAAGGCGTTGATTCACTTATAATAAGGCTTTGTGTAAAGTTTGTGTTTACAAATATTCTGTTTATACCACTTGCAATATTAATTTCTATATTGGTTATTTGTCCACTAAAACTGATGGTAGTATAAGCTCCTTCAGAAAAATAAATATAATCACCAATACTTAACATACTAATATCAGTTGCAGGATTTACGGAAAAATTAAGAGTTAATATGTTATTTGCCTCAGACCATGAAGTTGCTTTACCAATACCTTGCGCTGATCTGTATGCATACTCTCCAGCAAATGCAGGAGTAGTTCCTGTTTTTCTTATATACGCAAAGTATGAACCTTCTTTTTTATCAAACCACCTAGAATCTACAAAACCTCTTTCTTGAATATCCGAAGCCATACTTACTGTCCACGGCGAATCTGCCTCTAAATTTAAACTTTTAAATACTTTAGCTTCTAAAGGGTTTTGATTAAACACGGTTGTTATCTGTGAATTATATTGAATACCATAATAATTATTTCTAGTTTCATTAGTGTTGTGTCTATACAAATTACCAGCTTTAAAAGAATATAAATAGTTATTCATACCAACCATATAATCTGGATCAAAAGAATAAAAAGACGGCCATCCTTGCACACCTTGGCTATAAGTAAGTGTATAGTTGGTTGTTATGGGAGAAGGTATTGGCGGCACTGTACTAGGAGTCGGCGGAGTAGGCGGAGTAGGCGGAGTAGGCGGCGGAGTAGGCGGTGTACACACATTTCCATTATAAACTAAATTGTTTTGTCCACCCATATATCCGTGATAGTAACACTCATAGCTAATAGTTCCATATCCTCCTACTACTGTAATAGTTACATCACCCCAGTAGTAAGTATATGTGTTGCCATCCAAACCTACTTTTGGCCCTACTGCATTTGTCCCTGTGTATGTAAAAACATTTGTCAAATTAAAATTATGAAAAGCTATAGGGTGTGCAGCTGGTATATCTTTTAAAATATATGTGCCTACGGTGGTTGCAAAAGGAGTGGCGTAAACACCATTAAATTTAAAAACATTAACACCGTTTTCAACTCCAAAAGAGACTGTGTTTTCTCTTTGTAAACATGTAACTGCAGATGGGGTAGGCGTAGGCGTAGGCGTTATAGGCGGCGTAGGCGTAGGCGTAGGCGTTGGTGTAGGGGGTATCGGGGTTACATCTTGATCTCCACAGTATGTGTTACAATCTTCATCAGTCGCCTCCGCTGGTAAGCCATTACCTGGCGTAATTAATCTTGCATAAGGAGAACCGTTAATTTGCCCATATAAACCATCTACATCCAGACACACTAAAGTTCTTTGATTAGGTTGAAGATCTATTTCTTCTATACCTGAAAACTCTTCAGAACAACATCCTATTTCCCAGGTACACTTTTGTGTAGACTCAACAGGACATATTAACTCAAATGTTTTACATGTATTGACAGACATAATTTTTTATTATGTACAAATTTACGAAAATTATTGGTGCTATCTTTTTATTACAAGTCTTGAAGCTTGTAGTGTATATAAAAGTTTCTAAAGTATTTTCCTCCAAATATTTCTTTACGTGCATGCTCACATACTGCAGATTCATAAAGTATCATATCTCCAGGCTGTGCGTATACCTTATACCACTCTCCGTCATGACCTTTTATGTCTAACGGCCAATCATCTGCATATTTTCTGTTTTGGCAACCGCAAGTTAAATCTTTATCTACAATTATAATAGACGATATATGATGAGTGTCTATTTTGTCTACGTGCTCGGTAAGTGTTGAGCCAGATTCATAAGATCTAATTCCATATATATAGGTAGGTTCAAGTTTTCTTCCACAAAAATCTTCGTGAGTTTTTTGCAGCTCTTCATGAAGAATTGTTTTTACAGTTGGCAATAATCCAAAGTTTAATATTTTACTTTTACCAGGGACATATTTATCTTTTCCCTCAAACTGCTCTTCTATTTCTTTATCTTTTAATAAATCATAACACTCAGTAATTAAAGACCACATTTTAGGCGGACATTTAATTAACTCAAAACCGTTTGTTGTTAGTCTTGGTATAGGTAAATTTTCATTTGATTTATTAGACGTTACTTTAACTATCTCACTTTTAATATTAGGTTTCTCAACCTCTTTAATATTTGTGTCTTTATTAACAAGCTCAAGATTTTTATATTCATTGTATTTATTTAAATCTCCTGCGCCATCCCATTTGTTTTCTCTCCACCAAGATGTAACAATATATTTTTTACCTGTGTCAACAGCTACCCCCTCATGCAAAGTTGTATCTACGGTCTGGCCTTCGTGCATATTTTTCCACCATACAGCTTTACCCTTTTCAGGTTTTACACTTTGTTGAAGTTTAGGAAAGTTAGTTTCACCTCCAGTAAAATCATCATTTAAGTAAACCATTAAAGTGTGGGTTCTGTTTCCAGATGCTAGACAGTGCATTTTATATGCAGGCCCACTAAAATAATCATTATGTGGTTTGAAATATTGCCCTGGTTTATAAAGCTGACCTTGCAACGACTCTCCATTTTCAAGAGGTAAATTTAAATAATCTGCAATTTTTGAATGTATATCTCCGACTGGAGGTTGAGATGATACTAAATTGCTTGTGCTTGAAGTTCTATGGTCTGTTATGTCTGATCTATCTGTGCCTCCCACAACAACTGAAGACCTTTGGTGATTTTCATCTATCAGTTTAATTAATTCATCACATTCTTCGTGTGAAAGAAAATTAGGTATTTCGTACATTAAATTTGATTTAATTTATATAAAGTTATTAAAATTATAATTGCTGACAAAGTTCACATGAACCAAAATAATTTCCAAACCATTGCCTTGAATAACTTCCATCAGACACATAAGTAGCTGCTGCTAAACTTCCACAGCTATCATTTGTTCTATAAAATGCTGTAGCTTGACAAAGCGATGAAGCATCAAAATACATTGTTTCTGAACGAAACGCATTACAAGCTGATAACGCTGATGACCCTGTTGATACATTGTTTATAGCAAAACAAGTTGGTGTAGGTGGGCTCGGCGGCGGCGTAGGTGGAGTCGGCGTAGTTCCTTGACATAAAGAACATGAAGTAAAGTCGTCATAATTTGTATAGTCAGCACCAGTGCTTCCCCCAAGAGTTGAATATTCATAACAAATACCTGATATCTTTAATACATTAGGGAAAGTTGTTCCAGAAGGCCCACTTACATAAGCAACATTGTCACCTCCATCACAAGCTAAATACTGACCATAAATTATAGGCGGCGGAGTCGGCGTAGGTGTTGGAGTCGGCGCAGGGGCAAAGCCAGCACAAGAACTTTGGATTTCTACATAAGTTACTGTATAATTAGATCCTTGTGTTTGATCTGCACCTACTATTTCCCAATATTTTGAGTCGTCATTACCTCCGCTTACTGTCATAGCTCTACCTACAAATGCATCAAGAACATTTTGTAACTGATCTGCAGGCATGTTTGGATCTCCTGCCCAGTTTGTAACCTTATAATAATATGTTGTAGCGCTACTTGAAGTATAACATTCTTTTACTTGGAAGAAAACTTCTATGGTATTTGGTGTAGGCGTTGGGCCAACAGGCGTTGGTGTAGGAACAGGAGGACATCCTGTGCTTGTTCCTACAGGTTGAATGTTTGTACATAGTATACCTCCATTATAAGTTAATCCTTGATCACCGCTATATTTATAAAAATTATAATTTATTCCTGACGAGCCTCCTGACGCACCATCTACAAATCTTTGGTCAGCGTTAGGCTGTGTTGCAGTCAAAAGATAACAATCTTGAGGTGTGCTTCCACTTGATTTTGGACACCCTATAAGTCTATAATATAATTGAGGTGGTGGAGGTGGATCATCAGTTGGCCAATCACTACAATCTTCAACAAAAGCCACATAAGCTAGTGTTACTAAAGAATTTGCTGTACCTACTGCTGTAATTTTATAATTAGCGTCTCCATCAAACTCTGGATAAGTAGAAACTGGTTGTCCATAATTACCATTTAATCTTACGGAAGAATTAACAACAAAACTACTTTTTGTGACTGATCCAGTTAAAGGAATATTGTTAATAGTTATAATATAAGAAGGGCCTGTTCCATCACACAGTTGTATTGTAAATGTTTCTGTGTCAAAACCTGTTCCGCCACCATCATCGCCATCATCGCCGCCAGTACCACCATCATCGCCACCTAATGTTTCTTCACACAGAGGACAGCTCTCATACTGAGTAGAAGGAACATCTACAGTTGTTGGAGTAGGTGTAGGTGAAAAGTCATGATAACAAACATCATTATATTTAACTACAGGCGGAAAAGGTATTGTAGATAAACTTCTAAATATTTGAGTAACAGTTGAATCTGTACATCCTTTATATTCTACGTAATTATAAGATACTGCTGTTGTAGTTGTTGATACAGTTAAACCAACTCCTGTTCCATGTTCGTTTACTGCGTAAGCTGTTACATAATAAGTTGTTCCTTGTGTTGCTCCTGCAAAATTATAACTAAAATTACCTAATCCTGTTCCGCTCACTGCATACTGAGTGTTACTTATATAAGAAGAGTTTGTTCCTATATAAAAACCTCTTGACGTTACAGTTCCGTTTGCTGTGTCTAAACTACCGTTAGCAGTAAAGGAAACAGATGTAACGTTTGAAGAGCTGTTTGTTGTTAATAGTGGAGCAGAAGCTGGAGTTGGGGGAGGTGCTGCTGCCTCACAAGTTGCACAATCTACAAAAGTCTCTGATCCTGTTGGAATATCAATACTTGATATTGCAGAAACAAGTGTTTGTTTTTGATAACACACACCTTCATGTCTAGCAACTGCGGGGAAAGTGTACCCTGTTAGTGCTCTAAATACTATAGTGTCTGGGCCTTGACATTGAGTATACCTAGTAAAGTCATAAATAGATGGAGTTGGTGGAGTTGGGGTTACTCTATTTGGATTTCTATAATCGTAAATTAAATATAAATGGTTACCTCCCGCTGGCACTGTAAAACTACCAGTATACTTGTCTGGAGCTGCTAAGTTATTAATAGGAATTGTGGTTTCTAAACCAACTAATGTTGTTATATCAGTAATATTGTTTTGATATAATGTTGAGCTTCTTACAAACCCTAATGAATTATTTGCTGTGTCAAAAACAAAATCGTCGAATTTTATTTTATTTACACCCATTGTCATAACCGAGTTGTCAGTTGGTATAATTCCTACTCCTTGATTTCCTACCACTGGTTTATATTGTGAAATAACAAACGCACCAGTACCAGTTCCAAAAGTTACTAATTCGGACTGAACATTTGAAAATAAATAACCATCCGACCAACTTGCTTCGTTATGAATAAATTTACCCGCATCAACTGCATCTGTTAAACACACACTATAAACGTTTAATAATGTTCCTGAAGGACACTCTACAGTAACCTCAATTGTATCATCCACTGTTGCTGTAGATGTAATTTCAATAACTACTTGGTTTACTGTTGTTGCATCTTTTTCAAAAGTAAAAGTGCCGCTTGTGTAAACCACGCCAGTTGTTGTTTCTACATTATTGTAATATGCTTTTATAGTATAACCAATAACACCCACTCCTCCTTCTGTTTGAATTACATCGCCTCCTTCTGTTATAATATCTTGTGATGTAGCTTCTGTAATAATGTCTTGTGGCCCTTCTAATGGCAACTCATATCTTACCACAACTGTGCCTTCTTGAGGCTCTAAATCAACACAATAAATAAAAGTATCTCCCCCTGGTATTGTTATATTTCTTGTAACACCACAAGCTGTACATTTAGCAACTTCAGGTTTTAAGATAGTGTTTGAGGTTAATACAAACTCATTCATATATGGATCATACGCTCCAAGCTTTTGAGTAGTAAAAGAAGAAGTAAATAAATCTCTAAAGAAGCTTCTCATTCCTGCCTCCGATATTACTTTTAACTGTTCGTTAGCCATCGAGCTTCCTATCAAATGTATAACTGCGCTTCTTTTTGCGTCAGTAAAATATTTACTTTCACCCCAAACAGCAAAACTTTCTGGATTGTTACTGATTCCATAGTTTTCTATTCTAGCTATTTGTTTACCGAGCACCGATGGAACAGAGGTTAATTGTCCAGTGCCATCTGCATCAGTCAGTAAATCTTTGCCTGCTAACACATAAGATATTTTATCTTCTTGTAATACTAATATATCATCTCTTCTAGCAAATAATATTTCAACATCACCAAAAGTTTCTTCAAGTGGTTTAAAATTTGCAAGCCCTAAATTAAATTCGTTTAGTTTGTTAACATTAGTTTCATCATTAAATACACCACTGTAAGTTAAATCTGCAAATCTGTGCGCCTTTTGAAACGTAGTATTATTTGTGGTGAAATTTCTGTTACCTAAATTAAACTGTTTACCTACTACTGAGTCTCTAATTTTATAACTTTCAACACCATTACCAAAAGTAAAACAGTTAGAAAAATTAGTTCTTACAACTCCAGCAACACCTTGGCTTATATTTTGATTAACAACATTACCCAAATGCTGACCTAAAGTATCTACTTCAAAAGACTGACTTCCTTCAAACCATAAATCTGGAAGAGTGTCTTTTGGTTCAGTTTCAAAAACTATTTCTGCTTCTCTTCTAAAAACAGTAACACCAACTCTTACTACTGAGTCTCCTTTAGAATTTCCACCACAACATCTTGTACCCGAAACCAATAAATAATAATTATCATTAGAGGTGTTTTCATACAATCTGTAGTAATTATTATCATTTAAATCTGCTCTACTAGATGGGCTGTCTGTATCTCCACCAAAAACATTAGCATTAAATAACTGATTATCAGTTGCATTATTTATTGTGCTTTTAGCTGCGGTATCTCTAGCAACAGAATTTATAAAAATATTACTTACAGGGTTATTACCATCTGTAACTACTGTAGGAAATACAGCTGCATTATTCTCTATGACTCCCTCAAAATTTTCTCCCGCTACAAATTGTTCCCAATCGTCGTAGCTTTGACTACAAATAAACTCGTGACTTATAATACTAGTTCTAAACTCACAACTTCTTCCTCTACCTTCACGTATTTGTTCTATTTCTAATACAACTTTTGTTCCTAATGGTAAATCGTAATTACCATTAGGAAAAGTAGTTTTAGTATCAAATAAAGGGTAGGCCATTAAAGGATACGTGTGATTTTGGCCAGCTGTTGCAGGGTTTTCCCTTACATCAATAACATTATTATTAGTCATTGTGGCTGCAAAATTTACATTATTTAATTTCATGTAAGTTCCTGCTGGCACAGGTATGTCTATTGTAGGATCATTTGGGTCTTTTGGGTCTATAAAATCTGCACTTTTTGCTGCT